GAACGTGATCTCCGGGTCGCGCATGGCGTCGCCGTTCTGCTCACCATAGTGAGCCACACTGACTTCATAAGCGCCGTTCGGGTAAGGCCCGCCAATCACTTCAATGACAAGCCTCATGAACGGCTCGTTCTCGATGCGCAGGTAGTTTCGTTGCACGGCTTCAAAGCCGCCGTGCTGATCAATCATTTGCTGGATGTGTTGCATGGTCGTTTCCTTCTTCGGGGTTCAAGGTTCACAAGGCGTGGTCGAGCCACGATTCGAGATCGGCGAGGGCAGCCCTGACACAGCCGCCGCTGCCCACGGCAATCTGCGCGGCGGTGGAGGCAGGGATGGGCCAGTGCGCGGTCAGGAACGCTGACAACTCCTCCGTGGTCGGCGGCAGCAGCTTGATCGCTTGGAACCGCGTCTGGAACCGCTCGGTCAACAGATCGAGTTGCAGGTTGCTGGTGCCAAGGAACGCCCGGCCCGGTGGCAGGCGGTCCAGGTAGGTGAGCAGCAGGTCCTGTGCTTCGCGTGAGCAGCGGTCCAGTTCGTTCACGATCTTGACGCTCCACGAACTGAACAGGCTGCCGTAGTGCAGGGCACGCATCCACTCCCTCACGGTTTCGACGGTGACTTCGCGACCATTGTAGTCTTCGATGGCAAGTGGTGTGCCAGTGAGCGTGCGTGCGATCAACTCCACCACGCTGGTCTTGCCCACACCCGGCGGGCCATACAGCAGCAGCTTGAACGTGCTGCTTGGGACCACACCGAGTTTGCGAGCCTTGGCGCACTGCACACCAGCCACGCGCTTCGCCTGACCGATCAAGTCCTCCGGCGACTGCGGTCGCCAGTTCATCGGTGACACGAGGGAGGGACGTTCAAGCAGCCTGGGCATGACCAACCTCCATGGTTCGAGTGCTCAGCGCGGCGGCCACGGCACGCGCTCCCTTCAAATACACCGTCACACACAGCAGGCAGCCATCGACATAGACTGCCCAATTGCGTGCACCGTAGCGCTGGATGATGATGTTATTCATGGCTCCAGCCCTCCCGGCGAATGCGCGCCTTCACGGTGTTGGGTGACAACTCAAAGTGCGCCGCCGTCTGTTTGATCGAGCGCGTGCGCAGGTAGTGGCGCTTCACCTTGGGCCAGTCCGTGCTGTGGGTATCCACCGTGGCCGTGCGCCGTTCACGCTTGGGCCGCACTTGCGGCAGGATGCGCTCCACCACCGCTGGCGTGGTTGGTGGAGCGAAGGCATCGAAGCGGACAGGGACTGCCGGTTCGATGGTTGCTGTGCCCACACTCGCCAACTGCTCACGCAGGCTGGCCAACTGCTGGCGGACTTCCTCCCCGGCAATGGGCCGAATCATGTCCTCCACGCCTCGCGGTGGCCCGCCATCGTGAATGCGTTGCAGGGCCTCGGCGATCCGGGCATCAACGATGCTCTGGATTAGATCGACGGGGATTTCGGTGATCGCATAGACCACCCCGGTCAGGGATTGAAAGCCCAGCAGCGTTTTCATCTGCTCACGGGCTTCCTTGGGATTGGGTGCTTCGACGCGGTCGTCGAACAGCACGCGGCCAGCTTTGCTGGCGATCACTTTGAACAAGCGGTTGCTCATATCAGGTTTGGGTATCGGGTTTGCGTTGGTGGTGCCACTGTGCTCCGCAACTTGCGTAGCCATGGGCACCGAAAGAGAAGCCTCATCACCGTGAGGCGTGGTGTCGCACCGTTTTGATCACCATTGATCGGCGTGGCGGAGGTTGGGTTGTTGCAGGGGGCCGCACTTCGCGATCTGCTTGTTGGGACGTGATGCCTTGCGTTTGAGGCGATGCAGGAAGTAGGTGTTACTCACCCGCATTCCCTCGAAGCTCTCCCAGTCGCCGTAGAGACGGGTTTCATCGCGGTGCATCCATACCCAGCGCCCCGGCAGACGCTGCAACGAATCAGGACCGGTGGTATGCACCACCAAAGCAGCGGCACGGCTGTCGCTCATCGGACGCGTGGGGAGCGGTTCCTTGCGATGCTGCTCCAGACGTTCCAGAGCGTCCACATAGCCGCCCCACGTGCCATTGTGGAACAGCACGGCTTCGGCCATGCCCGTGAGTGAGATGCTCGCCTTCGGAGTGATGGGGAATGGATGGCACAGGCGCGGATCGACGCCGCCCACGCTGGCCCAGCGGAAGTGGAGGACGATTTCACCATTCAATTCCCGCAGCAGCTTGAGCAACTGGCCGGGGCCGAGGTTCTTCTCCCAGCGCACACGGCCACCTTCCCGCCATGCCACGCCCGCTCCATGCGGGTTGGCTTCATGGCAGGCATACAGCACCTCGGGTTTGGGGCGGACATTTTCAGGGCATACAAGGATCACACACATAACGTTTTCGGTTTCGGTTTTGGTTTTGGTTGAGGCCCGCGCCATCCGCAGCCTGCGGATAGAGCAGGCAAAGGTTTAGAGGTTCGCGTCGGGGAACCGCTGGTCGAACTGCTGGCAGAGCCGTTCGGCGGTTTTGCGGTAGTGGCGGAACTCGGTGTGCAGCTTGCCGAACAACCCCAGCGCGATGGGGCGCGAACTGCCAGTCCACCCGAGGTAGTCCCACAGGAAGCGCAGGGCGTCCGAGGCAGTGGCGGTGCGCTTCTGCTGCACGCTGTTCTTTTTGAACCCGCCGAGGCATTGCACCTGATGCGCGCGGCGGCACAGTCCGAGCACGCTGGCGAGGTGATGCAGAATCTTGTCGAGGTTGACCGTGCCAGCAAAGACGCGGAACTCGACCACGCCGATGAACCTGCCGGTCAGGTCGCGCTTGAACGCTTTTCTAAAGTTGATCATGCCGCGCCCGCACTGCTCCGCGCACTCGGCTTTCACGCGCTCCTCCTCGCAGGTGACGATCTTGCGCATGTTGGACTCGGTTTGTTCATAAAGCGGGTGGCTATAGTGATTGGTGTGGCGGTCCGTGCCGGTCTGACCGTAGAGGCTGCGGGCGTGCCAGCGTCCAACGTGGGCAAGCTTGCGGATGAACTCGCTCACCGCCTTGGTGTCGGTGGTGCCGATGATGGACTCAATGCCCACGGTGATGTGGCAACCACAGGAGGCGTTCACCGTGGCCCCGATGGCGTTGAGCCATTCGACGAACTGCATCAGGTGCTCCACTCCCGCTTCGCCGTGGAGGATGGGTGAGACGAATTCGCAGGGCACCTGCACCGCGTCGCAGCGGATGGAGCCGTCGCGCTCGGCTTTCCATAGAGCACCGTTAAAGGTGGGCGCGCTGCGCGGCAGGCTGTGGGCTTGAGTTAGGCCGGTTCTGACCGGCAGACCGTTGTGATAACCGCCTACGGCGATGCCGGAGTTGTCGGGGATGCGGGTTTCGAGTTCAATGCCCCACTGGATGAGGGCGGCTTGGGTGTCGATGGGTTTCATGGAGGGTGAGAAGCAAGTGGCTGTGTCCTTGCGGACTTCCCCTTGGCCTCGTCACCGTCCCGCGTTGTGTCGCACCGTATTGATCACCATTTAACGTGAAGGTGCGTTACCATCCGTTGGCGCGTGGCACCGTTGTCCATCCGAATGTGACGCCATTTGTGGCCGCGTAGGAGCACGTTGAAACGCACGGCAACGCGGATGGTGTGGTGGTATTGCCCAACCCTCCGAGCACTTGTTGCGACCATCACGCGGGTTGTTGCGATTATAACGAAGACGAGCTTCTACTGCCCATTCTGCGTGCATGAAAGAATGCCCATGGCAAAGTGCTCATCCCATGCTGTGCGATGCACGATGTCTTCTCTAATTCGGCAAGCATGAAGCCTTGCCTTCTTGATTAGTTTCTCCTCGATGTGCTGAGGAAAGCCAAACGCTCGCACATCAACAATGGCGCACAGCCGACGACCATCCGAGTCATAGAACTCTGAGCCGACAGGCAACCGCTCTTGCTTGGCATAGCGAATGATCCCAAAAAGAGGCTTGTCCGCCCCAAACGGTGTCTGAATTGTCGCCCACACAATCATTCGGTCGTTGTTGATCCGAACATCAATGAGCGGAATCGGAACCGTAAGAGTGCCAGCAGGCAAACAAAAGCACGCTCCCTCACTTACAAGCAAAGGTATGTATTGCGTAGTGGGCAGGGGAAGATCAGTCGCCATGATGTGATGGGTAGAACCCTTGCATGCTATTGCTGTTACTCAGCAAGGTCACATGAAACTATTATTCGTCGATCAGATGATCGAACAACCCCGGTTGGAACGGCTCCAGTGCTGCCTGCTCCGACTTAAAGAAGTCAGCCTTCGTCTTCCCGCGCTTCTTGCCTTCGCGCGTGTGGCAGTCATACGCATAGTCGGGAATCTGCACATACTCACCGCTGCCGCGCAGTTCCTCGGCGAGCGTGTTCTCATCCAGACCCGCCTGCTTGTCATAGACAAAGTTCTGCAAGTGGTCGGGGTCGCGGCTCTTCTTGGCGAGGCAGAGCAGAATCACCGCCTTGCTGATGAAGATGCGGCCACGCGCCTGCTTCGCTGGCACGCCGTCGTTCACCACGAGGTAGCTGTCGTGCAAGGCCTTAACTTCGGCGGTGAGGATGCCCCAGCAATCTTCCGCACTGATGGTGAGAAGCCGCTTCCACACATACTTGCCAAAGCCACTGCTCCACAGTTCGAGAGCCCAGTAACCCGCGAGCTGCGCGTCCCCACGACGAACGGCCTTCTGCATGGCAGAAGACACCTCGCTGAAGTTGTAGCCGCGAATGGTGCGCAGTTGCATGGGGTCGGGTGGAATAAGAAAGTGAGCGTTCATGAATGAATGCCTCGTCACCGTGGTGCGTGGAATCCATCCGTTTGGTTCACCATGTTGGTCCGCATATTGCGGAGGGTCGCTCGAAATGGAGGGTGTCCGAGGGTGCCTGCGTCAGTCGAGCGCCACGCTTTGACGACGGGGAGCGCTCATCGAGACGCGCTCCTGGCTCTTGTAGTTCTCGAAGCTGATGTGGGCCTTCCACTTGCGCTTCAGATGGCGCTTCTCGGTGGCGATGCGCTCCGCACTGCGGAATAGCGAGTTGCCGCCCAGGTTCTTGTCACGCTCCTGCACGAAGCAAAACCGGGCTTCATTCCACACCAGGCGGTTGTCGAGCAGTTCTTGCAGTGTGGCGTCGATGTCGCACTTGCACTTGAGCAGTTCATCCCACTTGGGGACTCCTCCGTTCGAGTCACGCACGATGCCCACCGCCCCGCCCACCCAGTGGTTCACGCCAAAGGGATCGTTGCGTTGCAGCAGTCGGGGATCGCTGCGCTGGTGCCAGCCAAACAACCTGGCTCCGGCTCCACGCGCGCAGAAGGCTGCGTTCGTGAGCATGGCCATCGTTTCATCGGGAGAAAGCTTGCGGCATCGCAGACTGACCATGCAGACACAGGCGGTGATGTCGTCATCGAGCATGACGATGGCGTCTTCCTTGAACTGCTTGATGATCAAGTTGCGCAATGACGAGATTCCCATCACGTCATCAGGCACCGTCTGCTTGGTCAGCGGGATGTTGTGATACTGGGCGAGTTCGCTTTCCGGCACGAGCAGGGTCGCGCTCGGGAACAGCTTGTGGCTGGTCATCGTTCGGGCGCGACTGCGGCTCAGGATCACCAGGCGCAGGCTGAGGGGTTGCAGTTCCGGCCAGAGCGGCCCGTTTGCAGAGTTCGAGGAGTCGTTTTCCATGGAGCACGCGGCCAACGCCGATTTTCTTGGTGGTTCGGGTGATGCTGTAATTGACCTCGCGCACACCCATCAATTGCAGTGCCTGCATCCAGTCGCGCAGATCGTGAAACATGAACACGAGGTAGTCGTGATGCTCGAAGGCTTGGCATTCCATGCGCGGGATGGTTTCCAGTTCATCGGCCGCATCCTCGTCCTCGAACAGCTTGCGAATCTCGTCCTCCATGAACCCGGTGAGTTCGAGATCGAAGGACGGATCGCTGTCCTGGATGGTCTTCAAGAGGCGCTTCAATTCATCTTCATCAAGCTCCGCGAGTTCGGCCAGGCGGTTGTCGGCGAGCAGGTCGGCAAGTTCCTCGGCTTCACTGGTGTAATCCTGCTCATCAACCGGGACGACCTCACAGCCAATCAAGAGCGCGGCCTCCAGCCGGCCATGACCGCGAACGATGAGCCCGCTGCGTTTGCTCACCGTGATCGGATTGCGCCAGCCCTGCTCCTGAATGATCGACGCGAGCAACTGGATCTGGTGGGCGCTGTGCTGGTTCGGATTGCCCGGATTGGGCTTCAGCGTGTTCGGGTCCACCAGTTTGGTGTGGGCGCAGTAAATGGGGATGCTCACGCTGCTGGCGGAGTGTCAACGCGGTTGACGCTTTTCCTGGGTATGCGTGACTTGCGTATGGCGATGAAGCTGCCCAAAGGCGTGACCCCGAAGAAGTTTGCCCGTGCCCTCAAGGAGTGGCGCGTGCGCAAGGACTTCAGCCAGCGGGATGCCGCCGAGTATCTGGAAATCAGCAAACGCACCCTGGAGAACTGGGAGCAGGCGCGTGCAACACCGCGAGGCTATGCCGTGGTCGTGCTGATGAAGTTGATTGCTCCGAAGAAGCCATGAGTTCAGCAGCAACAGGGATCGTTTGCGAGAACGTGCCTGTGGCCAAGCTCGCCTGGGCCACTGACTGGCATTTGAACTTTCTCAAGCCTGCCGCGCTCCGAAGGTTCATGGCAGACTTGGCTGACATTGACGCCGACGCCATCGCCCTTTGTGGTGACATTTCCGACGGTCCACGACTTCAGGAACATCTCTCGTTGTTGGCTTCCAGCTTCGACAAGCCGCTGTTCTTTGTGCTGGGCAATCACGACCGCTATCACAGTTCTTTCGCCGAGGCTGAAAAAGCAGTGACTGAGATCACCGGAATTCATCGCCATCTGCATCGCTTGCAGGGAGGGAAGATTTTCCAACTCTCTACGAGCACCGCACTGGTGGGAGTGGATGGCTGGGCGGACGGCCTTGCCGGTGCCGGTAACAACTCAAGCATCCGCCTGAACGATTCCATCATGATTCGTGATCTTGCCGTTTTGCCGCCATCGCTTCAGTGGCTCAAAATGAAGGAACTGGCCGAGGGCTTTACACAGGCCGCAGCGATAGCACTGGACCAGGCTTTGGAGGGTTTTGAACACGTCATTTTCATCACCCATCTTCCTCCGTTCCCCGAAGCTGCGTGGCATGAAGGTCGGATGTCGGAACCCGAGTTCCTGCCGCATTTTTCCAATCCGACTTTGGGCTCCATGCTTCGTGCCGCTTGCGCCAGATGGCATGATAAGCAACTCACTGTTCTCTGCGGCCACACTCACGGCGAAGGCGTGTATCAGGAAGGGAATTTGAAGGTGGTCACAGGTGGAGCTGAATATGGTGCGCCCGCCATCACAGACGTTCTCAAGATCGGGTGAGTTGACTCCGCAACCTGCGGAGCATGGATATTCACCTTCCTCCTGACGTCGCCCGCAAGCTGCTCAACAAGGACCTGGCCAATCTGGTCAAACGTGTTCAGCACGGCGGCAAACTGAGCCGCAACGAGCGTTCGATGTTGCAGAACCTTGCCACTGCTTCCGGCGAGAATGCAGGGCCAACGCATGTGCCCAATATGGTGGAGCTGGCCGCCGTGCTCGGCGTATCGCGGCAATCACTCAACCAGTGGAAGAAACGCAAAGACGCGCCCAAGCCCGCCGCCAACGGCCTGCATGAAGTCGCTCAGTGGCGGGAGTTCATGAAGCGTCATGATCTCAAAGGCTCCACCGCTGTCGTTGATGAGGAAACCGCCCTGCGTGCCCGCAAGCTGCTGGCCGAGGTGGAAGAACGCGAGCTCAAAGTGGCTGTGCGCAAAGGCCAGTATGTCAGCATCGAAGAAGTCCGCCTGGAGTGGACGTCACTGGTGGGCAAGGCCACGGCTTTGTTGCGCAACAAGTTCGAGAACGAACTGCCGCCCATCCTGTCCGGTCTCGATGCCACGGCTATTCAGGAGGAATGCCGCAAAGCCATCGACGAAGTGCTGAGCACGTTGCACCAGGGTCATGCGTGAGGTGCTGCACCAAATCTGGCGCGACGCATGGCGGCCACCTGATCGCCGTCCTCCATGGGCATGGGCGGAGGAACACGTTCACTCCATTCCCTATTCTCCGGTGCCGGGCAGGTTTCGCGCAGATAACTCGTCCTGGCTCAAGGAACCGCTCGAAGCACTGGTCGATCCGAAGGTTCGCATCGTCGCCATCCTGGCTTCCATTCAATCGAGCAAGACCACCATTGGCGAGATTGGTCTGTGCTACATCATCGCCAACCTGCCGGGTCCCACACTCTGGCTTGATCAAACCGATGACGATGCCAAGGACCAAGCCGAGAGCCGGCTTGGCCGCGTCTTTGATGAATGCCCCGCCGTGCAGGCACTCTACCCGCGCGACCGGCACAAGCTCAAGACGACCACCAAGCACTTCTCCAACGGCATGACCTTGTGGGTGCTGGGTGCTCACAACAAGACCAACCTGCAACGCCGCTCGATCCGCTGGCTCATTGGTGACGAAACTTGGCGTTGGCCGCAGGGCCACATGGCCGAGGCCGAAGCGCGCGTCACTGCCTTCGGCTGGCTGGGCAAGTGCCTGTTCATGTCCCAGGGCGGCGAAGAAAACGACGACACACATCGCAAGTTCGAGACCACCGACATGCGCGAGTGGACCTTTGAATGTCCGCACTGCCAAACGCGCCAGCCCTACAAGTGGGACAACGTGGAGTGGAGCAAGGACGCACGAGATGAAATGGGCGAGTGGAACTTCGCCCGTGTGCGCGAAACCGCCGCGCTCAAATGCGAGGGCTGCGGCCATCACTTCGAGGACAGTGACCGCACACGCCGTCTGCTCAACGCCGAAGGCCGCTATATGCGCACCAACCTGCACGCCTCGACCGAGAACGTCGGGTTCCACTGGAACGCCTTGTGCGCGATGAGTTGGGGACGGCTCGCTGAGTTGTATCTGCGCGCCAAGGCAGCCGCGAAGAAGGGCGATCTTGAACCCCTGCGGCAGTTCTACCAGAAGCGGCTTGCCTTGCCCTGGCGTGACTACGTGGAGGATTTCAAACTGGAGATCACCCCCAGTGGCTATCGGCTCGGTGAAACCTGGGATGACGAAGCCGCTCTGGATCGTCAGGGCCGGATCATCGAATCACCAGTTGAAGGTGACGCAGTAGCAGCACCTTTGCGATTCCTCACAGTGGACTGCCAGATGGATCACTTCTTCGTGGTGGCACGCGGCTGGTCAGCGGAGGGTTCCTCACGACTGCTGTGGCATGAACGCGTGCCGACCTGGGATGAAGTCATTACCGTGCAGGAACGGTTCTCGATCCATGCGGGTCTAGTGTTCGTGGATGCCGGTCACGCCACCTACGAAGTGTATCGCGAGTGCGCGCGGCGTGGCTGGATCGCGCTGATGGGTGACAAACGCCCCACCTATGTTCACCGGCTCAAGGATGGCCGCAGCGTGCATCGGTTCTATTCACCCCGGCGCAAGGTGGTGCTGGGACGCGGACAGAGTTGCTCGGTGTTCTACTGGTCCAACCTCAACATCAAGGACATGCTCGCGCGCTTGCGGCGCAACCAGGACCCGGAGCACGGCCCGACCTGGGAAATCGCCGAGGACGCCAGCGACGATTACCTGGCGCAGATGGACAGCGAGCAACGCCTCCGCAAGGGTGGCAAGTGGTTGTGGGAACGAGTGGGCAAACGGCCCAATCACTACTGGGATTGTGAATCCATGCAGGTGGCTGCGGCCGTGATGCTCAAGCTCGTGGGTCGCGAGTCCGTCACCAAGGAGGATGACACCGTTGACGCCGATGCCGAGGCATGAAGCTCCTCACGTTCTCACTGCTGTTTCTGCTCACTTCCTGCGGCACCACCATCCCACTCTCGACGGGCAAGTTCAAAACCTATGCCGATGTAGACTCGCTCGCCGTGAGTGATGGCACGGTTTCCGTTACGATGATGAACGTGAACCACAGCCGCACCAATGAGGTTTGGGCGGGTGCTGTGAAGTCGCTCGGTTCCGATACACTGCGCACCGTTCGGCACTACCTGACCATGGGTGCATTCACGAGCGGACTGCATTCGCTCACCAGTTACGGCAAGAGCAAGTTCGGCTCCGACGCAGCGGTGAAGCAGGCGGAGATCAGCGCAGGCACGCGCAAGGCGGAACTAAATGCCGCCAACGAAGCACTTCGCATCAAGGGCGCACAGGCTGCCGCGGAGCAGTGACCCGATTTGACACGGGCATCAGGCATCATGCCCACGCTGCTGACCTCTCTATTCCGCCGTCCTGAACCTCAAGTGCGTCGCGCGCTCGATCTCGAGACGGGCCTTCCACTCCCCATGAAAACACAAACACTGCAAGGCAAACTCACCTACCTCGGCATCCTGCTCTCGGGTGCCGGCGCACTCGGCAACCTCTTCGGCTGGGACATCCCCGCTGACGAAGTGAAGGGCATGCTCTCCTGGACGCAGGCGCACTGGGATGATCTCGCGCAGTTCGCTGGTCTTGCCACTGCCGCCTACGGTCGTCTGCGCCTCAACTGGAGAAAGGCATGAACGCCGCTGATCTCGCCAACGCGATTGTGCGCCAGGCGGGCCGGTTCATCGGCCTGCGCGAGGTGCGCCCGAATGCCGACTGGGACAACCCCCGGACGCCGGGACGCGATCTCGCGCTCGCTGAGGAACTGCGCACGATGATGCGCCCCTCGCCGTGGGAGGAAGGCTGGGCCTATTGCGCCGCGTTCTGCGAAGGCGTGGTCACGGTAGCACTGAAAGCCATCGGAGCCTCGCCTGCCCAATTGCAGGTGTGGGCCAATGTGATGACGCCGCACTGCGTCACCAGTGCGCGCAACTTCAGTGAGCGAAACATGCTGGTTGCTTCCCCACGACCTGGAGCCGTGTGGCTCGCACGTCATGGCACGACCAGCAATGGACATGCCGGCATCGTGACAACGCTCGACCATGATGCCATGGCCACGATCGAAGCCAACACCTCGCTCGATCCCTCCACGCCCGAGAAGGATCGCGAAGGTGACTGGATCACCACGCGGCTTTGTTCGCTCAAAGGGCGCGGCTCTCTGGTGACGATGGGGTTCATCAACCCTGGCTCCATTCTTCAACTCATCGGCCCATGAGCACACCACGTTTCGATGGCACGGTCAGCCTGGGGCACCTCGTGCAGATCCTGTCGATCGCGATTGCCGGTGCCACTGCCTGGGGCGTGCATACCAGCACGCTGCGCCATCTGGAGCTGCTGCGCATGGAGGACCGCCAGCGCATCGAGTCCCACGAAGCCAAGATCAGTCTGTTGGAACGAACGACCGATGTAGTGAAGACCGACGTGAACTACATCCGCATGTCCGTGGACGAGATCAAACGCGACGTGAAGGATGCCCGCCGTTGACATGCCACCCGGCGCATGGCGAAAGGCTTGTTCACGATTGGGTTCACGGTGGCGGAAATCATCGCCATCCAGGCGAAAGCAAAACAGTTCCTGCTCGAAGGCAAGACACTGATGGCCTGGGGCGAGAGCGGCTCTACCGCGACCAAGCAGTTCCCCATGACTGTGGCGGACACCCTTGATGAATGCGCCTACGCCCTGCGCGTGCTTGACCCGCAAACCTATGGCCGACGTCGCCGCGTCCAAATCAGCCGCATTTCCTTCATCGCGAAATGAGCGTGCTCAAACAACTCGCCGTGACGTGGCTGCCTCGCGCTCTGGTGCCGAAGGCCTGGTCATCGGTGTATGAATCGGCGAATCCGTCGTCACGACGTGGCCAGGTGCCTGGCGCTGCACCGCGTGATGCGAAGTTTGATCTCACCGCTGCCACCCGCCGTGAACTGGTGCGGCGTTCGCGTTACCTGCACAAGAACTCAGGCTTCGTGCGCGAGTTGGTGTCGAACATGGCGATCTACGCCACGGGCGACGGCATTCGACCGCAGGCTCAAAGCGCCTCACCGGACTGGAACCGGAAGGCGGAAGAGTATTTCAAGAACTGGTCCACCCGTTGCGAGATCACCGGACGGTTCAGTTTCGAGGAGTGTCAGTCGCTCATCTGCCGGGGCATGGATGTGGACGGCGAATACTTCATCCTGAAGACCCGCAGTCGGATGGGAATGCCGATGCTGCAATTGATTGAGACGCATCGTGTCGGCGACAACCTAGCGGCTATGTCGGTAATCGACGGCATCACGCTCGATGCCTGGGGAGCACCGGTTTCCTACCGGCTCAGCGAGGACACCGAAGTTCGCGATGTGCCAGCCGATCAGATGCTGCATGTCTTTGAACCGGAACACGCCTCGGCTGTGCGCAACGCTCCCTCCATTCAGCACTCGATCAATCACATCCTCGATGAGATGGAACTGCTCGCGCTGGAGAAGCATGCGGTAAAGGACAACTGCGATGTGACGCGTGTGCTCAAAACCGAGAGCGGCGAATTTGATGACGAGACGGACTTTTCCCTGGAAGGCATTCAACCTGGTGAGCAAGAGGCGAGTGATCCTGCCTCCCTGCAAAAGATCACTGGTGGCAAGATGGTAGCGCTCAAGCCGAACGAATCGCTCGACTCGTTTGAACCGAAGCGACCGAGCCCCACGTTCACCGGATTCCTCGAACACTTGAGGCGCGACTCTGCGCTGGGCGTGCTGCCGTATGAGTTCGCGGCAGATTCGAGCAAGGTCGGTGGCGCTGGTGTGCGGTTGGTGGTCGCGAAAGCAGATCGACGCTTCTCCTTCCGCCAGATGATCCTCATCCAGCGTCTCATCAAACCGGTATGGTTCTATGTGATCGGTGATGCAATTGATCGCGGCGATCTGCCGAACGTGCCTGGCTGGTGGAGGATCAGTTGTGTGACACCTCGCCGGGTCAGTGTCGATGCGGGCCGCGAAGCCCAGCAGAATCGTGCCGACGTCGAGATGGGCCTCAAAACGATCAGCGACCACTATGAGGAACTGGGTGCTGACTTCGGCGAGGAACTGGAGCGACGTGCACGGGATGCACGGATGATCCTGGAAGTGGCGCAGCGATACAACGTGCCAATGGAAATGCTGTGGAAGCCCAGTAGTGGTTCACCACTGCTGTCGCCGTCCGAGTCTGTTGACACGCCACCGAAGGCGTGATCGCCCTCGAATCCTTCCTTACCCGCAAGCCCTGGCTCATCACGCCGGATGCCCTGAGTGTGATGGCCTCGCAGGCTGTGGCGTTTTTTGATGGCCGCACGACCCTGCCAGAGAATCAATCAAGCCCCTTACTCTCCGTTGAGCAGGGGGTCGCTGTCATCGCTTTGCAGGGGCCGCTGATGCGCCATCCCGATGTGTTCGCGCGCGTCCTGTTTGATGCCACGGACACGGAACAAGCCATCCAGGCTATCGAGGAGGCTGTCACACGTCCGGACATCAAAACGGTGCTGCTCGACATCGACTCGCCGGGAGGCACGGTGAACGGCACCCCCGAACTGGCACAGGCGGTGGCAGACGCCACCAAGAGCAAGCCGGTCTATGCGTTCAGCGCCGGACAGATGTGCAGCGCGGCCTACTGGGTCGCTTCCCAATGCGATGCCATCTATGCCACACCGAGTGCGCGTGTTGGTTCCATCGGTGTGCTGCTGCCCGTGGTGGATAGTTCCGAAGCGTTGAAGAACCAAGGCCTGAAGGTGGAGGTTTTCGCAGCGGGCAAGTTCAAGAGTGCCGGCACGCCTGGTGTTCCGCTCACCGACGACCAGCGCACGCTTATCCAGAGCGACATCGAAGAGATCGCCGCCGACTTTAAGGCGGCTGTGCTCGCTCGTGGCCGACGCATCCCGGATGACGCGATGGAAGGCCAGTCGTTCAGCACGAAGCAGGCGCAGAAGTTCAACCTCGCAGGCACAGCCAGGAATCGTGACGAAGTGCTCGCACGCCTCCGCACCCTGCGTTCGTCGCGAGTTGACACCGCAACCCGGTCGATGAAAACCCTCGACGACCAGCTTGCTGAAGCGCTCTCGCGCATCCAATCCCTTGAAGCCGACGCTACCGCGCGTGAAGGCCTTCTCAACGATGCCTCTGCCCAGATGCAGGGATCGAAGGCTGCTCTCGAAAAGAAGGCAGCTGAGTTCACTGCGATGCAAACAGTGCACGACACGCTCACTGCGCAACTTGCCGCGTCACAAGCGGAAGCGCAGCGCCTGACACAGCGCACCACTGAACTTGAAACCACAGTGACCGATCTGCGAGGTCGCGAACAGGACCTTGAGAAACGTGCCTCGCTGCGCGCTGCCCAGATCGCCGCCGAAATGGGCAGTCCGGTGCCTGCCCGCATCACCCCCGCTGGTGAACAACAGCATCAGCAACCCGCCCAGCCTCCGGTTTCTGCCGCCTCGGTGTGGAACCGCCAGTTT